TGACTCCGAAAATTTTTGACAGCAGATCTACGACACTTTGTGCCACAGCTCCAACTGTGCTAAGCAGACCATCGAAGAACCCATCCAGTAAAGCTGAAACGCCAGGGAATTCCTCGCTCAGTCCTCGGCAAAATCCGGCTATAAAGTCTTTCCCGGCCTGGATAATGAGCGGAAGATTTTCTTGTACCGCCTCCCCTATTTTGGAAAGCATCTCACCGAACGAGCTTCCCAGCTCTTCGGAATGATCTGTCAGAGCTTTTAAGAACTCTGTAAAAATATAAATGCCGGCAGACCACATATCTCCAGCAACGTTCATTATCGCTTTCGCCAGTTCCGACACCATAAAGGCTCCGGCTGACGCAAACTCTTCTTTCTGTTCCAAAAGAGTTTGTATAAATGCGCCGACCAGGTCTTCCGCTGTTCCGATAAGCTCCGGTGCAGCTTGCGCTACTCTCGTAACGATTTCGGCCATGACATCGCCAGTTTTATCAACGAGCGCATCAAGTCCTCCGTCATTGAAAGCTTCCTGTAGTCCCTGGACCATCTCCTGGGCTACTTTTACAACATTCTTTAGCGGAGTAGCCATTTCCTCGTATAAAGAAATAGCCAGACCTTCTAATCCGGATTTCAGAATAGTAATCTGTCCGGACAAATTGTCGTTCATGGTGTCCGCCATTTTCTGAGCGGCGCCATCGCAATTTGCGATAGAATCTGTTAATGATGCAAAATCCTCATCGGACGCATTAACTATCGCAAGTAAACCAGACATAGCTTCCTGGCCACCCAAAGTAGCAGCCATCTGTGCTTTCTGGTCTGCTGTTAATCCTGCAAAACCTTTTCGCAGGTCGACCATAATCTCATTCAGAGATTTCATGGAGCCATCACTGTTCGTCAGTGACACTCCGAGAGCATCCATAGCTCCCTGCACATCTTTTGTAGGCTTGGCCATTCTGGTGATGATACTTCTAAGCGAAGTACCTGCCTGGCTTGCCTTAATTCCGGAATTGGCCATCAGACCAATAGCCGTAGCGCAGTCTTCGGCTGAGAAACCGAGCGCTCCAGCTACAGGGGCAACATATTTGAATGTTTCGCCCATCAGACCTACATTAGTGTTGGCATTTGATGAGGCTTGTGCCAAGACATCCGCAAAATGCGTAGAGTCTTTGGCTGATAAGCCAAATGCCGTCAATGCATCGGTAACGATATCGCTGGTCGTTGCCAGGTCTTCTCCAGAAGCCGCCGCCAGGTTCATGATACCCTCGATACCTTCGAGCATATCAGTTGTTTTCCAGCCGGCCATTGCCATGTAGGAGAACGCTTCTGCCGATTCGGTGGCCGAGAACTTCGTCTTGGCTCCCATCTCCTTCGCCTTGTCAGTTAGGCTTTTTAAATCATCTCCTGTAGCTCCGGAAATAGCCGCTACGTTGGACATAGCAGCCTCGAAATCAGCTCCCGTTTTTATAGCTGCTGTTCCGATTCCAACAACAGCTGATGCAGCGCCTCCAATGATTGCACTGGTGGCTTTTAACGCAGTTGAAGCGCAAGAACTGATTTTATTGATACCACTTTGAAACCCCGATGAGTCTATACTGGTATCAAATTTAAGTGTGCCATCATAGCCCAATGTTTTTCACCTCTCTTCAAGGGCAAACAATGGATTATCGGCTCATGATGGCTCTACTTAATCTGTTGTCCGTTTTTTATTTTAACTTCAAAAATATGGGAGCACTTTCGCCCCTTACAGGCTACTTGCACTCCCTTACATTCTGCCTCCTCTGTAAAAAAGAGTGGCATTCTATAACCACAGGCAGGACATTGTACCTGGGTATATTTCTTTCTATCCACATTCAAAATCCAGCAGCCACCTCCTTAAAGCAATCCCGTAATATCTTCACCATTCACAAGAGCTTCTGCCAGGAGCTTGTCTGCTTCTTTCTCTTTATGTGATACAGGCAATGCATGGATTGACTGCATCTTCTTGTAAAACTGTTTCTGCTCTTTAGACATTTTTGAAGTAATATTCATACTCCTGTATCCCATTATCTTTACAAACTCCGTGTCATTAGACAGTCCTTTAAACAACGACCGGAACTTCCACCAATGGAAATCCTCAATGTCTTGTAGGTCGATGCCGTATTCTTGCAGGAATGCTTCATAGATATAGCCGTCATCGTAGTCGAAGGAATAAATCTGCTTCTGTTTGCTTCCTCCTGTATCTACTTCGTTTTGGTTCGATTCCTTGCCGCATCTATAGAACCAAATGATCTTCTCAACAGCTTTGGATTTGTTTTTCGGAATAATTGGGTAATATAACCTCAATGCCTGCATCGTCTTCTCTGAGTCTTCCAGTTCGTCATCTTGCATAAGCAATTCAAACATAATAGAAATGCGAAAATCCGTATTGATTCGGTATTCTTCACCATCTATCTCCACAGTCTCAGGAAGCAAGTCCACGATCATATTCATTAGTTGTTAACGGCATGGAAATTATTTTTGTTTTTCTTCTTTTTAGCCGCGCGTCTCTCTGCACGATTCTGTGCTCTCTGTGGATTGTACTTATCAGTAATGTTGTTAATCTGTGTTTTGATTGTTCCGCTCAATGCAGTAACTTGTGCAAACGCATCCATACGAATACCAAGATCATTATTTTTTGGAAATACTCTGTTGCTTGTTCCCAAGCCAAACAATGAATCAAAATATTCCTCTACACATCTACACTGGAATTTCATACCTTCAGCTGTCGTCTTCCCTTCATAAGCTTTCGGATCCTGTATTTTCTTTGAAATGTCCTTGTTCAACTGCTCAAATCTTTCAATCACATCAGCATCCAACAGATTTATTTCCAGCTCTACTCCGTTAATATTTACTTTGCTTACGCTCATCTTCCTTACCTCCTGTTATCGCTCACTTCTAAACGTACATCAGAGACTACCTATGCAGCAGCCTCTGTGAATTTCTTACTACTAATATCAAATGTTCCTAATACTGGATCACCTACAGCATTCAGATTGCCAGAAATCGTCTGTTTATTATCTCCGGAATAATCGGATACTTCGCAAGACACTCTGAACTTTCGTGCTTCATATGCCGTAGCACTTGCACTACCTCCGGATGCTTTATTCCATAATTCCACTCGGCAATATTCAAATTCTGCATCTGAACCGGTGTAATGATTTCTTCCAACCATGTAGATTGCGTCTACTGCCTCTTCTTCTACGATATGTTCCGCCTCAAACGGAAAGCTTGTCTCGTACCCAGTCACACAGCTGGACGAAGATGCCTCATTCACATATTTTACAGATTCTGTCTGCGCCCCCGGACTTTCATCAAGGGTTGTGAATCCTGTACCCATCAGCACCCATTCTGGTGCTGCTTCAGTACCAACATTTAGATAATCTGCGACTTTATGTCGCAATACAGCTGTTTTTGCCATTATGCTACCTCCTTCTGGTATAAAAGTCTTAACTGTATCTGGTATCGTGCATTTCTCATGGACCCATCAAACATATATCCGTTGGAAAGCACTTCAATTTTCTCCGCATAGCAATGCTCCGGAAGTTCCGGAACATTCTCAGCACGGTTTTGTTCCTCAATCCAGTCAGCGAATTTTTCATAAAACGAACTGTTCTGGATATTTTGGATTCTGTCCATAGAGTAATATTCACGGCTACCAAAGTTGAACTGGTACTGTCTGTATTCATCACCATTCACATACCGTTTTAAAACCGGATCAAAAATCCCTGTCTCTACCGTATACTCTATAGCTTCATCTCCCATGGCATCTACTCTTAAAACGCCATCTTCTAACAAAGGGCAACTACCGATAAATTCAGTAATCGCCCCGATAATAGAATCTGCCATATCAACCTCCTATTTTCTTTGCTCCTTCCAGGATTTCTCCCTTCTCAGCAACTTTCATTCTTTCAAACCAATGAGCTCCACGGTTCGGATCGTATGCCCTTGTCTCGGCAGTATCGTAATACTGCTTTCTTGCATATGGAGCAATGTAGTCAACCTCTCCACTTCCAATGTCTGTCCCTAATTTGCCGGACTTTTCCAGCATACCTGTTTTGAAAGGGACTTTTGGGCTACAGCGCCTCAATACTTCTGAATCCACAAACATTTGTTGCCTGGTAAACTGAGCATTGCGATTTGCCGCAAAATCTGTATTCCATTTCAGCTCAGCCTTTCCATTTGCGCCACTAATAATTGCTCCTCGTGGTGTGCTAATTTTTTTGACTCCCATTAGCTTCCACCTACTCTCCAGTGTTTTGTTCTTTCGGTTCCACGAATGGTATTATCCGCATATTCTGTAACAACAAAAAAATCATCAATCACCTTTCCAATTTCTAATACTTCCACTGGATCCAGTTCTTTTCTTCCTCTGAGTATGCTTTTTTTGAATGCCATTACATAGCAGTTTTTCTGGAGTGTCCAAAGATGTTTTTTCTCTTCAAGTGTCGTTCTGGCATATTCCACTTCTGAAATGTAAGTCTTTCTTCCTTCAACTTCTGACCTATATGGAATTCTTACTGCATATTTTCCACTCGCAGCTCCGCTTCCATCTAATGATCGTGATCCGTACCAGCATACATCATGGATAATTGTTGGCAGAAACACTTCCCTTCTGTCAGCTCCTATGGTTTTGTTGAAAATAACAATATCAGTGTTGTGCATCATATTCTTTTGACCACCCCCGGTATAGCAATCCTGTATTTGCAAGCCATCTTTTAGCTCTTGTATACATTTCGTGGTTGCAATCAGCATCATTTGATGCATTGGCATATGTTATAGAATAACCATCGTTGCTTTCGGATACCACATCGTTTTTCTGACTCTCAACATATTTCACTACTACATCCGCAACGGAACATATGGCAAACTTTACACAATCCGGTATTTCTTCCAGTCTTCCAATTCGCCCAAAGGTAATCATATCTACAAATGCCTCTGATTCAAGCTCTGCATTATCGAAATTTTTATCATTTGCAATGCTCCCGTGATAAACTTCTTGGTAAAATTCAAAGCTTACACAAGGAGTTTTTATATCTTTTCTAATCATATGTTTCTCCTTGCATGGCCGGATCTACTTCTCTTCCACAGACGTTTTTACATCCGAAGCTTGATCTGTACTTTTTCCCTTGGAAGTTTTTTGACTTTTCCCGGCTGAATCATAAATCATATTTCCTTCCATATCAGTGATGGAGTACCCCAGGGCAATATAGGAATCCTTTTTATCTGTCGGAATGCGGATAACTCTTTTGCCTTTCATTGCTTTCAGCATAAACCGCCTCCTACTCTGACTGCTTTGGAGTCTTGGTTGTCTTTTTCTTTCCGGAATCCTCTGAAACCGGTGCAGCTGATCCCATTGTAGCCTGTGCCTGGATTGCCGCTTTCAGCTCTTCGTTCTCTTTCTGAAGATCTGTAATCTTTTTGTCAGCATCCTCCGCATACAGAGTAGCCTCTGTCAGTTTGGCTTTCAGCTCATCGTTCTCCTTTTTGAGCTTTTCGGCAGTCGCCTTGATGTTCTCCGGCTCGAACAGCACATTGTCATTCTCATCCCGGATAATGTAGCCCATCTTCTTATACTCATCGAATTTCTCATCCGGGATTCTGAGAACTCTGTTCTTTTTCTCAACTTTATACATATGGTTTCTCCCTTCAAAAATTGGCTCCATGCACACGCGCAGAGCCAGTGATCAGTTTCTCTTATTTGCTCACATGGAAGTCAATAGCATCCATCTTGTGAGGCAGGATAAATACATCCTCAAAAGACTCCTCGAAGTAGTCATACTTGCCCTGGGATCCTGCGGATGGCGGGTCAAGCTGAGCGAACTCGTAGGAAATCGGTGTGATTACCGCCATCGGATGTACCAGAACCATATTAATCTGTTTCGCTGTTGAATCCACTCTCCAACCTTCGGTAAAGTCATACTTCGTCTGCATCATGTCACTCGGTACGCTCTCCGGAATCTTCACATCATCAATAGAGTTGATCGCTCTCTTGATTGCATCAGAACGGCTACCTACATCAACGGTTCTGTAAATCTGCTTCGCATTGTTGATGAGCGTTCTGACATCCGGTGTCACATACAGAATTCTTCCGGCTCTCGGAACTCTCTTATTATCCATGTTCTTCATCATCTCATCAAAGACAGTCAGCACATTCTCCTCTGTCAGCACTTCACTGTGGGCTGTCTTCGCTCCGTCAGTAGTCCAGTCTGCATACAGCTTGGAAATGCAGTAAGCATTCATTTCCGGGAACTTCTGCTCCTCGTTGTAAAC